CTGTAATTTTCTAATTCTTGTTGAATTGGTAATTTTCTTAATAACACGTTCTTCGTTTTTTGTTGGAGTATTTCCATCAACTTCACTTATAGAAAATTCTCCACCTTTATATGTGATAGACAAATCAGTAACCATAAAATTGAATTCATCATTATAATTTACTAAACATCCTGGTAACAAGTTATCTATTGAAATCATTGATATGCTTTTTGTTGAATAAAATGTTAATCCATTTAATTGATCATATAGTTTATCAATCAAATTTTGTTCATCTGTTAAGTATAAATTATTAGAATCTAGAAATATGGTATTACCCGTTGTATCTCCTTTTTCTAATGGATTTAACCCATTTTCATAATAAATTCTAGACACGCAGTACAATTCATTTTTTTCATAGTTTGTTAACGTATCTGTTTTAGCAAACACATCCTTAGTTACTTGAACAAATTCAAGAGAGCTTTTACCACTTGCAAATACATTTGCTCCAAAAAGCTCAGCAATCCATCCTAAGTAGTTTCTAATGACAATTGTGTTATCGTACCAGGAAACCTCTTTTTCTAAGACATACGCAGGAATATTGGTTCTTACAATAGAAAAACCAGTTAGCGTTTCTATTTCATATAACTGGTCTTTAATTGTTACTGGATAAGATAATTGAGTTGCATAAGGAACATCCAATTCATAGTTATCATCATATAGTTTCAAACTCAATGACTTTGTATATTTTTCAGGTTGATCATATACTTTGAAATATCTTACATCGCTATTGTCATTTTCCTGTACTTCCCAATACTTGGTTATATCCAAATCATCAAGGATGCCATCGTAGTTATCGAATTTAAGATTCAACTGCATTGTAGGAACATTCCCGATAAGATATCCCTTTGCAAAGGCAACAGATACTTT